CCGCAGGGGGCGACGCAGTATAGAGGAACAGTCATATAATTATAGTATGGATAACAAAAACAACACAGTAAAGTTAGGCGAAGTATTCAGCGCAGTCGAAGTAATTCTCGAGGCTGCTCGAAGTGAAGGCGGTAAGCGTGCAGTAATTGGCATGCTAAGTGATAATTTTAACCCAGAGATGGTCTCGTTGATCGGTTGCGTTAACGATAACTATAGTGATACTCTAGAGCGTATGCGTGAGGCGTTCGGAGTTAAATAGATGAACCCTCAATACCATATAGATATGAGACCCGTTAACGGTCTTACTAACTACGACAGAAAGAAATTTGTATTATATTCATACCAAACCGGTACTGAATACTCAATAGACGTTAATGAAGTAATGAGACTTAAAGATGATGTCGGTGTTCGAATTAGTGGTAAGGTTAAGACATATATAGATATAGCATTTTAGAGCCAGTCATAAAGGTTCCTAATTAGATAGTGTGTTGTTGTTGTAAGAGGTCGTTCTCATCTGAGAGCGGCCTCTTTTTCTCGCACGGTGGACCCGCTGCGCAGAGGGGTACCCCGCTCAGAGACGTTAACGTGGGAATAGCCTAATATAGAGAGCGGGTCTCGGGCCTTGGGAGGCCCCATGCTAACAAAAAATTATGCTGCGCAAATCTTCTATATATACCCCGGGGCTTTTCTATATCAGGAACCCACCCTTGTAGAGGGTATTAGATTACCATTCAATAGTATATATCGAATAAGGTACTCCTATATCTAAATCGGCCCGGCGTTCATAACCTGGAGTATTCCTACAAGAGGTAAGTAACACCACAAGTGCTATACTAAAGAGTAACCTCACCTTTTTCAATTAGAATCTCTCTATTGCGTAATTGCTCTCCAGATATCTCATCTTTAGATTTACCAAAGTAAGCTACTCCGTAATTGTTCTCTATAAGATATGTATTAACATTAGTGCCTTCTAGTGTAACTAGCTCACCTAAAATTCTACCATACTTACCTCTACTATCATCGGTTTTAGTTTGGAGTATAATATTTGAGCCTACTGGACAGAATTCTAAAACTTTCGATTTAGCTAGGTTACCGAATATCTTCTCTACCTTATCCGATGTTCTGCTCTCTGGAGTGTCTATACCGTAAAGGCGAATGCGCTGCTTTTTAAGCCATACATTAAACCCTAAATCGATATCTACGTCTACTGTATCACCATCTACCACTCTACTCACAATTGCTTTATACTCGTACATGTAACTATTTAAGACCATCTGCGACAAATCCGCGCTTTGTTTGTGGTCGGGGAAATTTGCGCGATTGCTATAAATAATTGTATGAGTGAATATTCTAAATTATCTAAAGAAGAGCTTGAAGAACTTGCCCGTAAGTACGGGGTGGAGTTAGATAGAAGGCTCTTAAAATCTAAAATGGTTAAACAGCTTGAAAAGCATATCTCTTCTTTATCTAAAGATGAGCTAGAAGAGCTAGCAAGAGAAGATGGCGTGGAGCTTGATAAGAGGCTAAAGAAGGAAAAGCTAGTAGAACAAATAGCAACTCCTACCATAGCAGTTCAAGGCGGTACCAATAGAGCAAAATGGCTGGCCCAAGCATCGGCAGCAGAACTAAAAAGATGGGAAGAAGATCCTAATAATCACAATCCCGAGCAAGGGAGAGCATAAATAATTATATCATGCCAATAAGAACAGAAGGACTTAATTTTACTTTTCAGCAAACATTCAGTGGTGCCGGTGGGCCTATTGAAGATACAGTTAATGATGTCGATACTTTTCCAACAGGGTTAACGTTAGCTCAAATGGAAGGCCACCATCTATTATATGACAAACCTAAAGTCAAAAGAGGTGATGCATATGCTTTATCAGCTGCATCGTTTGCATTTAAAGGTGCTACATACACAATGGATTTAAATACTGGTTACGATGGTCAAACATTTGCCATTATGGGACCAGATAGATTTGCAACAACTTTTGTTTATTCAAGTGCTGTTACACCTCAAGGGTCTTATGCAACTTCATTAAGCGGACATTTTGCAATGGGACCAGAACAAAGAAGGCTCTTCTATCTAGGTTACATTTAAGCCTTAATAATAACAATTTTAAAAGTGCAATCGTTCCGGAATGATTGCACTTTTTTTATGGGAACTGTGATATAATAATATTATGATTGTTGTCGACTGCAAGTTTAATAGTAAAGCAAAGGAACTTTATAAGTCGGTTGGTGTTAAGGTTAAGGAACTGGAACGTTTTACAAACTTTATATTGAATGAATATAAAGGAACAAGAAAGATCTGGAACTATGAATTACAAATTAGAACTATAGATTGCGATACATCTGGTTATTATTTTGAATGTAATGAGATGGAAATAGGAACTAGAACATTAAAACGTTCCTTAGTTAAGAAAAGGGAATGGTATATTAGTTCCTATTTTCATGAGTTGTGTCATTTTGCTCAAGATAATTTAGATAAGGTTAAAGACTCTAAATTAGACTATACAGATGCTGATGCAGCAAATTGTACAAACAAGTATTATAAAAACCCTATGGAAATACAAGCAAGAGAGTTTGAAGATAAATATACTAAAATCTACTTAGAATTGTATTACTAATCTGTTGGCCATAATCGAGCTTTCATATACTCGATATCTTTCTTTATTTCAGCTATATCAACTTCCATCTCTTTCATACTCTCTGTTATAATAACATCTCCATTTGGTGTTATGAAATTGCTTATTAATGTTTCTATTTTTTCAACCAATGGTAATAATTCTCTTATCTCGGTTTGATTAGATTGAGCCATAAATCGTAAGGCCTGTGTTTCAGTTTCTAAACTCTCAATTTTTAATTGAATAATTTGTTGATCCTTCTCATATACTTCTTGCGAGACATAATTACTATTTAACCATAAAGCAGCTAAAGCACCAACTGCTGCTAAGAAAAAAGAAGCAAAATTAATATTTTCCAATACGGAACGAAAGAAAGTAATAGGCTTTTCCATTTAATATATTTATTAAATTCTCTTATATTAAATAATAATAATGAGTGATCAATCAAAAATTTTTAATCTTTATGAAAATAATTTAAATCAATCGGCAATTGCATCGATGCAACAAAGAGATCCTGCTAAAAATTTAAAATATAGACCTTCCCAAGGCAAACCATCATATGGTAAATATGGTGTACCAACTACGTCGCCAGAAAAAATTAAATCAGCTCCATATGTATCAAATATACATATGGGAGATGAAGAAATGGAACTTAAAGGTTATGGTGTAATTGACAGTGAACAAGCAAGTAAATTCTTAGAAAGAGTGAAAGATGATATACATAATTTGATTGAAAAAAATGTAACTGGTTTAGTATTAAAAAGTAAACTAGATCTTTATACAACAGTTATAGAACAGATGAAGAAAAAAGGCTTGATTTCTTAAGTTCATATGTTATAATTAGATGTGGGAGATAAACTAAAACTAGACTGGGATAATATAGATTTTTTAATTAATTGTATTGTTGATCAAATACAACATAAACGAATAAAGTTTGATAGTATAATTGCTTTAGGTAGAGGTGGTCTCATACCAGGTGCAGCTATAAGTTATAAACTTGGTATATTAGATCTTCATAATTTAGGTATAAGTACAAGAGAAGACGCAGGGAAATATATTGACACACTAGTATATCAAAAACCTACAGGTATTAGTAAAAAAGGTAAAATATTAGTCGTAGATGATATTAATGATAGTGGTCGTACATTTACTTCAGTAAGATCAATATTACAGTCAGAATATGATATAGATACAAATAATATTTATTTTGCTAGTTTAATAAAGAGAAATGGTACGGAATTTGAAGATTTAAACACTATTTCTGGTAATACTGTATATACTACCAGTTGGTTACAGTTTCCATGGGATAAATAATTAAATGAAAGCTCGACCATTTTATTTCGAAATTAAAGATATGCTAACGCAGTTTGTAGCTGCGTTTGATGATATAGTTATAGGACGATTTAATAATATTCGAGAAGAAAAGGATAAAATTCAAGTAAGATATATATACGCTCCCAAGCAAAGAGTTTTACATGATCTTATAAATGAAAACAAAACACTTACTGTACCAGCTGTATCAGTTAATGTGACTAATGTTGCTAGAGATCAAAGTAGAGTTTTTAATAAAGTAGATGGATTTTATTATCAAGGTACGGTTGGTGATGAAGTTACATCTAGGCATATTAAAGCTCCTATACCGATTAATATTCAATTAGCTGTATCAATCATAACAAGATATCAAACAGATATGGATCAGATAATTAGTAATTTTGTACCTTTCTGTAACCCGTATGTTATTATATCTTGGAAAATCCCAAATGATTTTAAATTAACTATAGATCAGGAAATTAGAAGTGAAGTATTATGGAATGGAGATGTTAATTTAAAATATCCTGTAGAGCTAAATTCTACAACCAAAGCCAGAATTATTGCAGATACTAGTTTTATTATTAAAGGTTGGTTATTTAAAGATACCGATAACCCCGGAGCAGGTAATATATTTTATATTGATCAAGATTTTCATTCTGAAACGCAGTTAGAAAATTATGATAATTACGATTCATTATCCGCTAATACATTTACATTCCCGGCATCATCTGGTTTAGTTAATACAGTTGAATCGTTTACATTGTCAGGTAACCCTCAAATAACAGGTTTATTTTATAACGGGGTATTGTTACAAGATGATTTGACTATATCACCATCCGAATCAGGAGCAATTGTACTCAATGGTTCAATGTTCAACCATACACAAAATATTTTATTTAGCTCTAATAACGAGACTGTTTATGACAATTTAACTACTATTACCGGATTTACGAAACAAGCTGATATTTCTGGACAAGTAATACCTTTTAATATTGTAAACGAAAATATAATTACTTTAAATAGTCCTCCGATTACCGGTGGTAAAATTAGATTTATACCTTTTAATAAAGCTGGGTATGATTTTTCAGATATGTCCTATATGGACACTTTATGCGGTAGAGGTTTAAGCAGTACGTTTATTATAGCAGAATAAGTATTAAATAATAATAATGGCCGATCAACAAAATAATTCAGGGACTTCTGGTTTCTTTAAAAATATAGCTAGTAAGCTTCCTTACCAGTCCGTAGATTTAAATAGAGTGTTACAAGACTTAAATCCGAAGTATAATACTTTTGAAGATGCTGGTATGAGAAGAGTAGAAGCTTTATCTAAAAATTCTATTTTTTATAGTAATGATTATAATAATACCGGATCAGGTCAGATAGCAGTTGATGGTAATTATAATTCCTTAGTCTATGCTAATATAGAAGAAAATAAAGGTGGTAGGTTAAGAGATTATCGTGTAATGGCCGCCTTCTCTGAGATTAGTGATGCGTTAGATGAAATATGCGATGAATGTATAAACAAAGACGAAGGTGGTAATATAGTAAATTTAAATTTTAGAAATACTGAAATTGATGAAGAAAAGCAACAAATAGTTAGAGATGAGTTCGAAAAATATATTGATTATTTTAATCTAGAAAAGAAAGGATTTGAATATTTTAGACAAATATTAATTGAAGGTGAAATTTATTTTGAACACATTATACATAAAGGTTATACTAGTGAAGGTATTTTAGGAGCTGTCCAGTTACCTTGTGACCTTATAGACCCAATTTATGATAATATACAAAATATGATCATTAAAGGTTATATTTTACGTAAACCTATTTTTAATGCTAATAAGCCAGAAAAGATAGAAAAGTTTGACTTTATACCGATGGATGAAAATCAGATTTCATATATTAATTCAGGTATATGGAATCAAGATAAGACATTTAGATTACCTTTTATTGAAAATGCAAGAAGATCGTATAGACAGCTTTCGTTGGTAGAAGATGCTATAGTAATATATAGACTTGTTCGTGCACCAGAACGTTTAGTGTTTAATGTTGATGTAGGTAATATGGCACCGCCTAAAGCAGAAGCATATCTAAGAAAGCTTATACAAGAGTATTGGAGTAAAAAGACTTTTGATTCTAATCAATCCGGTCAAGTTCAAAAGTTTAACCCTCAATCAATGCTCGATTCGTTTTGGTTTGCTAAAAGACAAGGTTCAGATGGTACATCAGTCACCCAGCTAGCTGGAGGCGCTAATTTAGGTGAGTTAGCTGACTTAATGTATTTTGTTAATAAATTATACAAAGCATTAAAAGTACCTCTTAATAGATTAAATCCGGATGGTCAGTTTAGTGATGGTAACGAAATCTTAAGAGAAGAATTAAAATTTGCTAAATTTATTATAAGAATGCAGCAACATTTTGCTTCAGGTTTAAAAAATGGGTTTATAACTCACCTAAAATTAAAAGGTATATTTGATGAATATGATTTAAAAGCTCCTAATTTAAATCTGGAGTTTAATGTACCAACGAATTTCTATGAATTAAGAGAAAGTCAGAAATTAGAACTTAAAGCTCAAAACTTTAATTCATTAGCATCGAATGAATTTGTAGCAGCAACTTATGCACAAAAACGTTACCTTGGTTGGAATGATATCGATATAAAAGCTAATAGAGAGTTTTTACGTAAGGATGCTGAATTACAATGGGAAATATCACAAATTGGATCTGGTGGTCCTAACTGGAAAGATGAGTTAGTAGATGCAACTCCTCCTGCAGATAGTTTAGATGGTGTAGATGCAGGCGCTGGTGTTAGTGCTGATACTCCTCCTGACTTTGGTGGGAGCGCTGCAGATGTAGGAGAGACCCCTGCTGATGATGCTGGTGTAGGTAGTACAGCCGATATACCGGATGTTCCAGACGTTTAAATTAATTCTCTGAAAGAATTAACGTTAAACGATTACCACCGTCTAATATTTGTATTAAATTAGAAGATGTTGCAGCTCGTTGTTCATTAATATATATGGTTAGTAATGCTGGGTCACGTGCAATACTTTTTTCTGATAAAATAACATCGTTACCATATTCATTTCTTATTGTATATTGAGCCACTGCTGATAAAGGTGGTACTACTTTTACGGTTATATCTCCTGCTGCCATATTATTATTTATTAACCTAATGTAAATTTATTAAATAATTGTATGTCATTATGCGAAATAGCTCCAATATCTGGCTTTCAAGGCACTAATTTAAATTCAAGAGTTGATACTTTTAATAGATTAAGTGATAGAATTTTAAGATCATTAGGTTACCCGTTTACCAACGTTGAAATACATAGGGATAATCTTTATGAGAATATTAATATAGCAATAGAATATTTTACAAAGTTTGCTGGTTATACCAAAGAATATCTAATATTTGATAGTAAACTATACAAAAAAGATTATGGTATGAAATTAGATGACCTATTTACTTTACAAAATTCAGATACATTTAAAGATCAAAAAGAACTGAATACCCCTAATAAAGATTTTACTAAAGAAATAGAAAATAACGAAACGGTTTATGTTGCTACAAGTTCTGCTCCAAGTAGTTTATTTAGTTCTATTTCATCTTTATCTTCATCGTTAATCAATGGTATTAGTTCTAATGATATTTTTACTAATACTTTTTATGATGCTATAGTGGAATCTGTATCATCTATAGAAAATATTTTTAAACCTCAAGTTAAAAATAGTTTCACAGTTCAAGGTTCTTTAACTTCGGGTAATGAAACATATACTAACCAGAAATATTTTAATAGTTTTGATTATGATACAATGGATTATAGAAAAGTTATAGATGTAACTGAATTTACTGAGGGTTCTTCTACCGGAATTAATACATTATTCACTATTGAACAAACTTTAGCACAACAAACTTATTTTAGTTATGCGATGGGTAATTATGGTTTCGATTTAGTTAGCTGGTATACTTTAAAGAACTGGTTAGAAACAAGAGAAAAATTATTAGCTCAACAACGATCATATACGTTCGACCCAAGAACCCAATTATTGAGAATGTATCCCCAACCCAATGCTAGCGATAGTAATACTAGATTTTATGGTGTGGTATCATGTTATGTTGAAAGACCTATTCGAGATGTGATTAAAGAATTATGGGTTTATCAATATTCTTTAGCTTTAAGTAAAATAGTTGTTGGTAGAATTAGGGGTAAATATACAGGTACTACTTTATTTGGAGGTGGTACTTTAGATGCAGGTATGTATCAAGAAGGTATGACTGAAAAAGCAAGTTTAGAAGAACAGTTATTAACAGGAGCAGCTCCAGGTCAAGGTGATTCAGACCCTCCATTATTCTTCGTAGGTTAATTTTTTACATATGAAAATCAAAAATTGGGATATTTTTATATTCATAGCAGCATACCACATTGCTTTAGTATGTCTCCTACCATCGTTTATTACAGTCTTTTCGTGGTCTGCAATTGCTCTTTTTTTTATAACTTATATTTTAGGTGGTATATCAATTACCGTTGGCTACCATAGACTCTATGCTCATAAATCTTACTGTGCAGGTCCTTTATTCGAATGGGGTGTTTTATTAAGTTCAGCATTAGCGTTTGAAATGTCTGCTTTAAACTGGTCTCATGATCACCGTACACATCATAATTATGTCGATACCGATAAAGACCCTCATTCAATAAACAAAGGATTTTGGTATGCTCACTTTTTATGGTTGTTCGATTATAAACGAAACTTTGATAAAACTTTAGTAGCAGATCTTATGAAAAATCCTAGGGTTATGATTCAACATAATTATTACCCACATTTTTTAATAGGGGTAAATTTAATAGTCTTTTTTATAGGATGGTTATTAACCGGTAGTGCTTTAGCTTCTTTTTATATGGGGGTTTTAGCACGAATGGCAATGATACACCATTGTACGTGGTTTATAAATTCTCTTTGCCATACTTATGGTTCCAAGACTTTTGCACGTGAATTGAGTGCAGTTGATAATGCAATCATGGCAATGCTAACTTTTGGTGAAGGCTACCATAACTATCACCATGCGTTTGCTGCAGATTATCGTAATGGTATACGTTGGTACCATTACGATCCATCTAAGTGGGTAATTTGGTTAGCTTCCAAAATAGGTTTAGTTAAAAGGCTACGTATTATAAATGAACTAAGTATTCAAAAATCTCTCATTAGCAAAGATAAAAAAATGATATTGGACCATATTAGCGGTGAAATTGATGATTATGCTATAGAGCTTAAACAAAAACTTGAAGGACTTTCTTTAGTTTTTAATAAAAAAGCAACAACTACTAAAGTAAAAATTCGTGAACTTAACAAAGTGAGTAAAGACCGGCGAAAAGATTTAATTGATGAGATAAAAAACTTACAAGCTTCTTTGAAAGAAACTTGGAATGAGTGGTTAGAAGTTACTCATGATGCAAATAAACAATACAAGTTTATACATTAAAATTATTTTGCATTGAATACTTCAATTAGTTTTTGAATAACTACACTTGCATCTTCTATATCTATAACTTCTTTAGATGAACTATCAGATGTTGTATCGATATCATGATCAGTTTCATAATCACCATATACATCTTCACCTTCCACGAAAGATAAATCTAATTCATCAGTTTTATCATCATCTATTATTTGAGTTATAGGTTGTGTACACCCGATATCAGTTAAGATAACGCTTAATAATTGATTTGTAAAGCTTTCTTCTTTTGCTCTACCTACAAAATCAATAATTTCAGCTTGTGTAAATTTGCCTTTAAGTTCTGAAATTGGAGAGGCAAAACTACCATAACTTAATAACGGTAAGTACTTAATAGTTATATCAGCTGAATCCTTTATTAAGTAGAATGCGCCTTTTTTGATAATAGTTACACCTGTATCTGGCTTTTCAAAAGCAATTTTAGCAGGTCTCATTAAATTTTTTTGTCTAATATCACTATTCTTAATGATTTTTTCTTCAAATGTCATAACTATATTTATTAAAAAGAATAAAAAATTTCGTCAAGGCATTTTTAAACCTATTAATTCTCAGAAATATATAGGTAAAGGTAACCCTACCTATAGATCAGGTTGGGAATTAAAGTTTTTTAGATGGGCAGATTTAAATGAAAATATATTAGCATGGGGTAGTGAAAACATTATTATACCTTATTTAAATCCATTAGATGGTAGAGTGCATAGATATTTTGTAGATAATTATATTGTCTTTAAAGATAAAAATGGTAATAAAAATAAATTTTTAATAGAAATAAAACCCAGTAAACAAACTTTAAGACCAGTTAAAACAAAATATAAAAAACAAAAAACTATTCTATATGAGCAAAAAATGTTTATACAAAATACAGCTAAATGGAAAGCAGCTAATGAGTGGTCAAAAAGAAAAGGTTGTAAGTTTTTAATCATAACAGAAAAAGAATTAAACATATAATTGAATAATATGAGTTCTTAACTAAATATCCTTATATGCCTTCTGTATGTCAAGTTAATAATGTTAATATTGATTTAGTTTATTCCGATACTATTATAGAAAATATTATTTCTATTAATTCGAAAAAAGAACTATTTTTTGATGTATATGAGTGTATTATAAATGAAGAAAAATTAGTTTTAGAAAAGATAGGTGATTCAGAACTTGGTCCGAAAGTTTTACTTGAAGTAAATATTGAAGGTAAAAACTATTCTGCAGAGGCTATTCTAGTAGATAACGGTTCAAATTATGTTGAATTAAACAAAGAAAATATATATTTTATAAGAACAACACCGGAATTAAATTTATTTGAAAAGGATGAAATTGTTGAACCGGTGAGTGATAATAGAGATGATGGACAAATAGATGCTGTAGATGTAAATTATGAAAATATTATTGAACATCATGTTAATAATAAGCTAGTTTTCCTACATGAATTGGAAGAGCAATTTGAAGAAAAAATAGTATCATTAAAAGATGATATATCTAATAAATTAGATTTATTCTTTGAAAAACTAGAAGATAAAAAAAAAGTAATAGTTGACGAAAAACTAGAAGAAATAACTCTAGAGCTTGATGAGAAGTATAAAGTTCTAAAATCTGAATTATATGAGGTAGAAGATTTTAGTAAAAAAAATATTGATAATATTTTAGAAAATAAAATAAAGGAAATAGATAGTAGTGTAGGTTTATTTTTAGATGGTATAACTAAAGAATATAAAAATAAAATAATTTCTAGTGATAAAAAAATTACTCATAATTTTTTAGAATTAAATTCTATAAAAGAAAAATTAAAAGAAAATAATAACTCTACAAATAAAAAATTCATAGAGTTAAATATTTTAAAGGAAAAACTATTAGAACAGGATGAATTAGTTTTAAAGAATGAAGAACTTAAAAAATTTATTAATGAAGAGTTTGAGAACATCGATAGTAAATTTAAAAATTTATCTGAAGAGGAAAGTAAAAAGTATGATGAATTATTAGCTGCTGTTAATAATAAAGATGTAGTTGAATATAAAACAATCTTAAAAGAAAAGATACAAGATGTTGAACTTACTCAAATAAAAGAGTCTTTACAGGAGGAAATCAGCAGTGCATTAAAAGGTGATATAGTTTCATTAAAACGTTACGTCGAAATGTCATCTG